TAACCTGTACCTAACCAATATGCCAAGGGTTACTGCCCTAGACGGACAAGTAAACCTAGATGACCTATTAACCTCTGCACCTGGCGGTGTAGTGCGGATTAAATCTCAGGGTGCGGTTCAGCCATTGTCTATACCGGCAACAGCATCACAGTCGTTTCCCATGTTGGATTACATGGATCAGGTATTGCAGAAGCGGTCAGGTGTTACGCAGACAAGTCAAGGTATAGATCCTAACATTCTACAAAACACCACAGCCACAGCGATTGCAGCAATGCAACAAGCAGGCTCTGGTCGTATAGAGATGATTGCTAGAATCTTTGCCGATACAGGTGTAAAAGACTTATTCTCAGGCATATTCCACTTGATCCTAAAGTATCAGGACAAGCCAAGGGTCATTCGTTTACGAGGCAAGTATGTCTCTATCGACCCAAGAGAGTGGAAGAATAACTACGATGTAACAGTCAATGTCGGTCTAGGCACAGGCAACCAAGATCAGAAGATGGCAATGGCAGCAATGGTCATGCAGAAACAAGAGCAGATTCTACAGACTCAAGGTTTTGCTAATCCTTTAGTCAGCGTAGGTCAGTATCGCAATACACTTGGTAAGTTTATTGAGGCAGCAGGGTACAAAGACTCAATGGAGTTCTTTAAAGAGATTCCAGTAGAGCTAGACCAACAGTTGTCTCAGCCACAGCAACCGATGATGCCACCAGAAATGGCTACAGCCCAAGTTTATGCCCAAGTCGAGCAGATGAAGGCAGAGTACAAAGCTCAAGCAGACATGGCTAAGATGCAAATAGAGGAAGTTAAGCTACAGTCTGCAAGAGAAAAAGCACTAGCAGAATTAGCTCTAGAGCAAGCAAAGATAGAAATGGATAGAGAAAAATCCATAGTCCAATTACAATTACAGCAAGCCAAAGTAATCACAGATGCAGTAAATGCTAAAGGCGAACTAGCTATAAAAGAAAGACAGCAGTTGATTAATGAGTTAGAAAAGACTCAACAAATGCTTGTAGATCGCAAAGAGAAAGGCGATATGGCAAGTGCTGTAACAACATTAGGTGAGATGATTGGTCAACTACAACAAAACCAAAATAATTTAGCTAAAGCAATGACTGCACCAAAGACAGTAGTTAGAGATAACAATGGCAAAATTATTGGTATGAAAGCAGGAGATTAACAATGGCTGTAACTTATACGACAGCAGTTAAAAATGCTCGTTTAGATGCAGTAGTAACTCAAATAGGATCTGCTGGTGTGCTAGAAATAGGCACAACAAGCATGGGAACTGTTTTGGCTACTATTGCTCTTGGCAATCCTGCTGGCACAACTTCTGGTGGAATTTTGACCTTTTCTGGTTTCCCTAGATCCGATACCTCTGCCGATGCTACAGGAACAGCAGCAGCAGCTAGAATCCGCACAGCATCAGGAGGAACAGATATTATTACAGGTCTAACAGTAGGAACATCTGCATCTGATATTAACTTGGATAGCGTAAGCATTACAACAGGTCAGACAGTTACTATTACTTCAGCAACAATCACACACTCTTAGTAGAGTAAAGAGTGGCTTTCGGCACACCAGTCGCAGGCGCAGCAGCATACTCGGCAGCAGGCGGTACTACAGTTGCACCAGCATACCCATCAGGGATATTAGCTACTGATGCGGTATTACTCTTTGTTGGACAAAAACCTAGTACAGCTAATAGCGGTACGATTACAAGACCTACAGGGTGGAGTGCAATAGCACAAAATAATGGGGCTGGTGGTTATGGGTCAACACTTGGTGCAGACACAGGAAACACTAATCTAAGGGTTTATTATTGGGTTTCTCCTGTAGCTGGTCAAACAGGCACACTATCTGTAACACTAGGTGTTAATAACATTAGTTGGGCATTTATAGTACGAGTGCCTACAAGTGGCGGTACGCTATCATATGGTAGTGCAGAAGGGGAGAGGACATCAACTCCTACATCTCCAATGACTATTAACCTAGTTAATGGCGTACCCTCAACATCATTTAAATCAGGTGATATTGCTCTTTGGGCAATGTGTATTCCAACTGATGTAACAACACCATCACAGTTTTCATCACAATCTATTACAGCTACAGGTGCTACATTTGCTACTGCGGTAGAGATAAATGAGCCTGATAGTGATATAGGCAACGATATTGGCGGTTATAGTGCATACGCATTAGTATCATCTGGAACAAGTAGTACAGCACCTACAGTAGCCGTAAGTCTTGCTGGCACTTTAACCAATGTGCGAGGCGGTGTTTCGTTAGCTCGGATTAGAGAAACTGTAACTGGCTCATTAGCAGCAACAGAAACAGGCTCAGATACTTTTACAAGTTCTGGAAAAGTAATAGTACAAGGTTCTTTGTCTGTATCAGAGACAGGAACGGATACTTTATCAGCAACAGGTAGTGTATTAGTACAAGGATCTTTACAAGCTACAGAAGTAGGATTAGATATTGCTGCCTTTACTGGAGTTGTAACCTCTAGCAGCATTACAGGAACAATGGCAGCAAACGAAGAAGGCTTAGATATAGCTAACTTTGATGGCAGACAAACACAAGAAAAATCAGTAGGTGGTGGCGGTTTAATTAAGATGACTGCATCGCGCAGAGATCTTATTAGCGCAGCAGAAAAGATGTTACGGCTTCTACAAAAGCCAATCATCAAGAACACCTTAAAAATTACTAAGGTTACTAAGAAACTAGAAGAAGTAACCGAACAAGCAAGACCAAGGACAACAACCCTTGAGACATTAGCAGAACAAGCAATAATAGAATTAGTTAATCAGCAGAAACTTAGCAAAAATGTAGAAGATGCTAGAAAGATTAGAGTAATTATTCAAGAGTTAAAAGAAATTAAGAATTATGTAGAAGATGAGGAAGAAGCTCTTATGATCTTATTCGGATAAAATAAAGAAATGAATAATGTAGATAGAGCCAAAACACTATTAGGTGATGAGTTTTTCCAAGAGTTATTACAGACTCAGAAAGACACATTTAAGTCGTATATCTTTAGTTCTGCCGAGCATGATGTAGAAGGTAGAGAAAGAGCCTTAGTCAAACTAAAGACACTAGAAGAATTTGAAGCATCTATTCAATCAATCGCACACAATGGCGAAATTGAAAAGAAGCGAGTCAAGGTTTTTTAACAACCATAGAGGTCGAAAATGAGTGAAAACACCAACCCCCAAGGGAGTGTAGACAATTCTGTATCAGGTGCAGCTAATGCATTTATGTCTTTTCTTGAACCACAAGCGGAGGAGGCGAAAGCCCAACCAGAACCTAGTGAGGCAGAGTATTCTGCCGAGTCCGAGGAGCAAGATGTAAGTGCAGAAGAAGCTGAAAGCCAAGAAGAAGAAGTAGAGGAACTCCCCAAATACCGAGTTAAAGTCTCTGGTGAAGAAGTGGAAGTTAGCCTTGATGAGCTTTTGAATGGTTACAGTAGGACTGCCGATTATCAGAAGAAAACTCAATCTTTAGCGGAACAACGAAAGGCTGTAGAAGCTGATCGAGTAAAGATTGATGAAGCAGCACAGACTAGAGCAACCTATGCCCAACGACTCCAAGTCATTGAACAATTGCTACAGCAACAAGATCAAAGCCAAGACTTAGCATCACTCAAGGCAGAAGATCCAATTGCTTACGCAGTTGCAATGGGAGAGAAGATGGAACGAGATAAGCAATTGCAAGCGGTGCAGATAGAAAGACAGCGAGTTCAACAAGAACAGCAGTCCTACACTCAAACACAGTTGCAAAAGCATATCCAAGCAGAGCAGGCAAAACTTGTAGAGGCTATCCCAGAGTTTAAAGACGATGTGAAAGCCGAAGTAATCCGTAGAGACATACGCAATTATGCTAAAGCTCAAGGATTTACCGATCAAGAGTTGTCTCAGGTTTACGATAGTCGCGCTGTACTAGCCCTCTATAAAGCAGCACAGTACGATAAGTTGATGGCAGGCAAAGGTGTTACTTCTAAGAAAGTAGCCAATGCTCCTAAGACGATTCGACCAGGAACATCTAATCCGCAGAGTTCCGAGAATGAAACAGCAAAAAAAGATAGAGCAGCATTACGACAATCTGGCAATAAAAAGGATGCAGCTCGTTTATTTGAACGATTTTTATAAAGGAATTTAATCATGGCAGCATATGATCGCTACACAGCAATTGGTGCTCGTGAGGACTTAACAGATGTTATTTATGACATCAGCCCTACCGACACCCCAATCATGTCAACCATTGGCAAAACCAAAGCAACATCGGTTACGCATGAATGGCAAACAGATAGTCTCGCAGCAGCAACCACAGCCAACGCATTAGTTGAAGGTGCATCCGCTTCTGAGGGTACTATTACCCCAACAACCCGTCTCGCAAACTTGACACAGATCGTAGGTAAGACTGTTATGGTTTCTGGTACTCTCTTGGCTTCTGACCTTGCTGGTCGTAAGTCTGAGATGGCTTACCAGTTGGCTAAAGCATCTGCTGAGATCAAGCGCGACATCGAGACCATCATTACAGCAAACCAAGGTCAGGCAGCAGGATCGTCTGGTTCTACTGCTCGTAAAATGGGTTCGTTGCTCTCGTACATTAAGACCAACACAAGCAAGAATGGTACTTCCGTTACTGGTGTAGACCCAACAACCCTTGGTGTCTCTACTCGTACAGATGGTACAACTCGTGCATTTACTGAGACCATCCTCAAAGATGTTATTGCTAAAGTGTTTGCAAGCGGTGGTACACCATCAGCATTGTTTGTTAGCCCTGCACAAAAGCAAGTAGTTTCAGCTTTTACAGGTTTGGCAGCACAACGCTACCAAGTGCCTACGAGTGGTCAAGCAACCATCCTAGCCGGTGCTGATTTATATCAGTCAGACTTTGGTGTATTGCAGATCGTTCCTAATCGCTTTATGCGTACTCGTGATGCGTTGATCCTTGATCCAGAATATGCAGCATTAGCATATCTGCGACCATTCCAGACCAACGACATTGCTAAAGTAGGCGATGCAGACAAGAAACAAATCTTGGCTGAATTGACCCTCGAAGTTCGCAATGAAGCTGCTCATGGCGGTGCTTTCGACTTATCTTGATAAATAGTAGATAAGTTGTAGAATAGGGGGTGGGCAAAACCTGCCCCCTTTCTAGGAGTCTTTATGTCAGAACTCGGCAAACGAGGTAACTTAGGTGTAGTAAACGGAGTAGTAAAAACAGCCTACGCAGATGGCGATGGCGGTCTTATTATTAAGACAGAAACACAATTAGACGATTTTATTGACCATACAAAGGAACAATATAATCAGCGTAGTGAAAAGACAGGATGGGGAGATACCCCATACGATGCAAAGAATAAAATAGCATCATTACCTTTAGAGATTATTGAGACTCTAAATGTAATGGGAATTATGCGAGGCTTTCATATAACCGACCAAAAAGCCCTCAAGAAGTGGCTAAATAACCCTGATAATAAGGTATTTAGAACTAGAGGGGGTCAGGTATGAGGATCGCTATATTAATGCCAGCTAGAGGGCAAATGGAAGTCTCTACAGCGTTTGATTTAGTAGCAATGTGTGCGTATACCATTAAGACCACAAAACACGATATAGACCTGTTTACTAGCTCTGGAACGCTAATATTTGACCAGAGGAATAAGTTGGTAGAAACAGCACTAGAAAACAAGGCAGACTATCTGCTCTTTGTAGATGCAGATATGAGGTTTCCAAAAGATACCTTAAAAATATTAATGGCTCACGATAAAGATATTATTGGGGTCAACGCAACTACAAGGGCAGAACCCGTTAGCCCTACAGCTAGAAACATCCATATTAACGAGGATGGCTCTGTAGATTGGATAGCGGTTTACTCCAACACTAAGTCAAGCGTTGAGAAAGTAGATGGGATTGGTTGTGGAATTATGTTGATTAAACAAAGTGTCATTAAGAAGATGGAAAAACCCTACTTCTACTTTGAGCAACTTTTAAACAACAAGATACTGGGCGAGGACATTTACTTTTGCATTAAAGCAAAAGATGCAGGAGTTGATACATGGGTAGATCACGATCTATCCAAACAGATAAAGCATATTGGGCAGTATGTCTATGGATGGCATAACATCGAAGTACCAAAAGATTAAGAGAGAGCTATGGCTTATACAACCTATTCCGATTTAAAGACATCGGTAGCAAACTATTTAGGTCGGTCTGATCTAACATCGGTTATCCCCGACTTTATTAGCTTTGCAGAACTACGCATAGGTAGAGAACTAAGAACTCGCCAAATGCTAGAGCTAACAACAATAGCAACTACAGGCGGTGATTCTACAGTTTCTTTGCCTAGTGATTTCTTAGAAATAAAAGATTTAAATATTCAAGGCAACCCAAGAACACCACTTACTTACTTATCGCCTAGTGCTTTCTCAAGAGATGCTAGAGCAGACGAGTCTGGCAAACCTTTTTATTACACTATTTTAGAATCAGAGATATCGTTAGCACCAAAACCTGACACAGTTTATACCATTGAGATTCTCTACTATGCTAAACCTACTGTACTTTCTACTAATAATGCAAGCAATGTATTTCTTGTTAATTATCCAGATGCTCTCCTCTATGCCTCGCTTTTAGAAGCCGAGCCATATCTTATTAACGATGCAAGAAGTCAAACATGGTCAACCTTGTATGATCGAGCAATCCAAAACATCTCAAATGCAGATCAGAATAGCGAATACTCTGGAGTGCCGTTACAAATACAAACAACATCTAGATAACGGAAAAGAATAATGGCAATAAGTAGAATAAATTTTGGGGAGTGGACTCCAGATCAGCCAGGCATTACTAATGGTCTAAGACGAGCAGAGAATGTTTACTCTAAACTCGTTGGGTATGGTGCATTGCCTACTGTTGTAGATTATTCTTTAGCAGCATCCGAAAACCTAAACAATGTAGTGGCAGGCAAGACAACAGCAGGAGCTACATTAGTATTTGCCGGTGGATCTACAAAATTATTTAAATTAGATGCTGCTGATTTGTCATTAGACAATGTTTCTAAGTCAGGAAACTATACAACTCCTACAGATCAGCGTTGGAGGTTTACACAGTTTGGCAATGTAATTATTGCAGCAAATGGTCAAGCAAAAATACAAGGGTATAACTTAAATAGTGCTTCTTTGTTTGCAGACCTATCAGCAGATGCGCCAGATGCAAGATATGTAACAGTAGTAAGAGACTTTGTAGTATCAGGACACCAAACTAGCTACTACAACAGAGTTCAATGGTCAGCATTAGGAGACGAGTCTAGTTGGGCTACATCAGCAACTACCCAAGCAGACTTCCAAGATATTCCCGATGGAGGCTCTATTGTCGGTGTTACAGGCGGTGAATATGGTCTTATATTAATGGATCGTTCTATTCATCGTATGTCGTATGTTGGCAGTCCGTTAGTGTTTCAGTTTGACAACATCAGCAGAAACTTAGGATGCTACGAGGCTAACTCAATTATTCAGTATGGCGGTACAACATTCTTCTTAGGCGATGATGGATTCTATGCTTGTGATGGACAGCAGATTATTCCAATTGGTAACGAAAAAATAAACAGGTTCTTTTTTGATAATGTAGATGAAGGTACTCTATACCTTATGTCTGCTGCGGTAGACCCAACAAAGAAGTTAATTATTTGGGCATATGCTTCTAATAGTTCAGCTACTGCGGATAGTCTTTTAATCTACAATTTTCAGACCCAACGATGGACAAGCGGAACAACTACTGTAGACAGAATAGCATCTACCTCTACTCCTGCGGTTACTTTAGAAGGTATGGATGTTTATGGAAACCTAGACACCATTTTGACCACCTTTGATAGCCGACTTTGGCTTGGTGGCAGATTACAGTTAGCCGGTGTAGATGGTGCAAAGATTGTTACCTTTTCAGGTGCTAACGCTACAGCGTACATAGAAACAGGCGATATAGAAGTGCCAGGATCTACTTCATCTATTACATTAGTAAAACCTACTGTTGAGGGTGGTTCTGGTAGCGTGGCTTTGCTATCTCGTAGGCTTTTAACAGAGTCCACAGTATTTGGATCACAAACAGCAGCAGATGCCGAAAATAGAGTGTCTGTGCGTGGTGTTGGTCGCTATCATCGTCTACAATTAACTCCTACAGGTAGTTGGACATCAGCAGTCGGAATGGACATAGATTTAAGCCCTCTAGGAACTAGATAATGTTTAGAGCATTACCCCCATTTGGTAGCGATCCTCGTGGAGTAGCAGAGGTAG